ATGCAAAAGTTTGATTTCGTAAAAGCGTTGAAAGACATTGTTGATCAACTTCAGTCACAAAATATTGTTGATTTCTATAATTCAGCAATGAAGAAAGATGTTAATGGATATTATAAAAATGCAAAATTTAAAAATTTATTGCCAATATTGTTTCAATCAAAAGGTAATTATGTAAATCTTCAAAGGAATAAAAATTATGAAAATATTTTAACTAAGATTTCTGCTGATGATATTTATTCGAATGACAATTTATCTTTATTAGCAGTAAGCTTATCCAATGATAAAACATTGGAAATCTTAAAAATAAAAGAGTGTGTTGAGCTATATTGTTTTCATAAATCATTATTGATGATGCTTCATTCCTCAGAATCATTGTTATTATCAGAATCATTAAATGACTCTTTTGAAAACTCTATAGAAAATGGGATATTAATTTTTCAGACTGTCATCGAAAATAATTTTTTAAATTCAGAAGATTATATTAAAATATTTACAGCACTACAAGAATTAACCAATATTGTTGGTAAAATTATATACGGAAAGGAAACTGAAAAATATAACACTGAGATTATTCTTCTTGATAGTGGTAGTGATACTAATATCGGTATTAAAACGAAAGCAGAGATAGCAAAAGCCATTTTTGACTTATTTAAAGAAATCTGGGATTACATTACAAGTTTTAAGTTTAATAGACAAGACAGAAAGAACAAAGAGCTATTAGACTCTCTTGCTATTAGAAGTGAGATTAAAAAGAAAGTTGAAGAAGGCGTAATATCGCCTGAAGAAGCCAAAGAATATGAATTTTATATTAAATCAAGAACTGATAAACTTATTGGTTTAAAGACTTTACCTAAACAAATTGTTGTTCAAAATTATAATCAACAAAATAGAAATTTATTAGAGAATTGTGTCCTAAAAGGATTGTTGACTAATAAAGAAAATGATGATGATGATTAATATTTTATGATATGAAAGCCGGAAGCATAACGCTCCGGCTTTTTACTTGATTAGTCCTTTGTTTTTCAACCTTTCTATAATTTGGTTGTAAAGATACTCTATATCCTGTCGGAAATCCTTATACTGCTGATAGATAAAAGAAACATCGGCGATATTGTTTGATATTACACACGGGGAAACATCCGGGAACACACCGGAAATCTCTGCCCGGATACCGTTCGGCAACCGTCCACCGGCAAGCACACTGGGGGCGAAGAGGAACAACACGATGAAGAGGAACTTCTTTCGCTGGGTAACACTTTCCGGATTGGGCGGACAGTCCATCCCGGCCAACAGGTCCTTGAACCAGTCATAAATCTCCGGAATAAGAGAAAAATCGGTCAGGATGGGGGAGGATAGTTCCTGCTCACGTTCCGATAATCTTGATTTTTGCTCACGTATTGATTTCAACTCCACGATTGATGAAAATTCTTTTGTCATAGCACGATTTATTTAGTTGGAAATTCTTATATTTGCATCATAATCGTGTGTGGGAGTTGGCTTCTAATCGTGTGGGCTGGCTCCCTTTTTTGTTTTATGCCAAGTGATATGCATTCAGGATGGCGAAAGCGTAGACGATGATCGTAACCAGACTGTCCAGGAACACCGCCCATGCTCCCAGCTTTTGGATTTGACTGAAACTCATGGCCAGGACAACAAGGAAACATATCCACTGGCTTGAAAACAATCCTATCCCCAGCAATAAAAGTCCGATAGTATCCATGAAGAATGCAACATGAAGCCATGGATGCGCCATCAGATACCAGCTTTTTGCTGTCTTATCCAGCTTCTGAAAGACTTTTACATGTCGGTATAAGGATTTACATCTGAACAGCTTCACAAACTCGTACAGGGCTTGTATGATGATTAAGGTGTAGAATACGTGTTTCATGGTCAGTAGCTTTTATCTCCGTGCTTATACGGACGTAGTTCATTATATTTCATCTTCTGCTCGATGTGCCAGAAGATGTCTATATTTCTATCCCGACAGAAAGCAAATATCTCGTCCAGAACTACTGTTATATCCCATCCCATGATATAATTTGTTATATTATACATGGCTTCAGTAAATGTCATTTCGGAATAATCATCCGTATCGCTTTCATTATAATCAAAGTCGTCTAAATCATATTCTGTCACTCCAGCATAATCAAATATCCTAATACAAGCATCCGCAAGTTCTTCCTCAACGCTACCTTTTATTGTTTGTTCATAGGCAAATATAAAACCAATCTTTTTGGGAATGATTGGGCTATAACTTTTAAAAATTTCATGATACCTATTTACGTTAGCTTTCCTTCCTTTTCTGTCAGCTTCCACAGCTTCCATAAGCTCTGATATAACCAAGCACAGCCAGTGTCTGTTGCTATTTTTTTCTTCATGCCATCCGTGTGCAACTGCGCACTGATATGCCTTATCTCTTAATTTATTTAGATTCATAACATTTAACTTTATTAGATTGATATATTTTTCTACCTCAATTCTTCGCATATTTTCTCTATGCACTCAACATTTTCTTCGTTTAACCACTCCTTTGCCACATTCCATGCAATGCTTTTACTTGCCTTGAAATTATCAATTCGAATACTATGGTGCGACAATTTACCTTCTGTCGGTTTCAATCCGGAATCATGCAATTCACATAAACCGTCTTTGAAAAACGTACACCAGTCTCCTTCTTGCTTTGCTTGTATCATAGGTATGGGCATATCAATTACGCCCATAAGTATTCCTACACACCATTCCGTTGCTGCAAGCCTGTCTTTATATCCTGCTTCGATAATCTTCAGTATATCCTGCGGCGTTCCAAGACAAGGAGTATGACACTGGTTCTTACACAACCCGCACTTACACTGTACCGGCTTACGTCCGGTCTTTCTGATTATTCTTTGCAATTGAGATTCTTTTATAAGTAAGCTCATTTTTATTCCTCCCAATCTTTATTTGTTCCTAATAAGTGTGCGGTTTGGTCGTTGTAAGGAATACACTGCGCCCAAACCACACTTCCTGTACACATATAATTACATCCATCTGAATTATTTAAAAATATATCTGGCTTCCAGACACCATCATCATAATCCCTAACCAAAACCTTATCAAACGGCTTGAACTCACACTTCGGATTTACTTCAATACCTAACATTTTCAAACATTCTTTCGCTTCAGGATCTTTGCTTTCCTTCAATGCGTCAACCAGCTTTTGTTTTTCCGTTTCTGTCGGTTTTCTTATCCATTTAGCACCATCAGACGTACAATCAAAATCAATCGGGAAATAATTTTCTTCGTCACATTTAAGACAAAATGTCACATAATCTTCTGTAAGAATATTAATTTCGTCAACTTCTACGCTTTTAAGTATAGTTATCCATTCACAAAACTCCCCATTGTCAGATTTCCAACCAAGAGTAGCTATATCCCCATCCTTAAAAGTCATGTATTCGGGGATTTCGAGCATGAGGTCACAATCGCATTCTCCTGTAAGTAAAGTCATTCCGTCTGACACATAACTTTTAGGATATTCAACCCCTTTTTCATCTTCAATCAATGCAACAATATTATCATCACTATGAGCATCAAAGCAAATAACTCTTGCATTTCTCCCGTTACGTGTCACAATATTACCATTTACTTCACCATTAGTAATTTTATTTGCCATTTCCACATCAAACGGCACTCTAACCATTTTGTTTTCCATATCATTTACTTTTTAATCGTTTAAAAACATCTTTGTTGGCTTCTAAAATCTCGTCAAATGATGGAATCGGCATCCAAGCAATAATTTTTTCACCACCATAATTCCATACACGGTCTTTATAAAAATTGTAAAAATCATCTCCAAAATACACATCAGTATCAATTCCTACCATTCCGTTATATTCAAACAAAACAAAAACTTTTTCATTTTTCTTTGGCTTTCTTTCATCTACCATTATCCACTGAGTTTTCAACGCTTCATCCCATCCATTCAGATATGCTTCTTTCAAATCTTCACCTGTAAAGAACTGTTTTCCGTTCATTCGTGTAGAATTAATTATATGAGGAAACATCTTGTCATTTACGTATCTTTTTGCTTTATCTTGCTTCTCCATATCATTTACTTTTTAAATGTTTCACACTATCATTAAGAAGGTTAATAGCAAACTGCAATCCGTCAACTAAACCTTTGGAGTAATTTGTAGTTATCAGTTCACTTGTTATTTTGCGTACTTCCTTTTTCCTTTCTTCAAGTGCTTCAATATGTTTCTCCAGGAATCTGCTAAATTCTTCATTTAGCATCTTGTCAATCGGCTGAGATTGGCCTTGACATTGTAGCATCTCGTTTCCCATATCATTACTTTTTTGTTTCTACATATCCATTTACTATACACCAGCAAAGCATTTCATAGGCTGCGTCAATTAAATCTCTTTCTCTAAAATCCTCATATATTTCTTCACTTGCTGCATCTACATATCCAACAGTCCAAAGGACTAAGCCTTTATCAATATACAATCTATAATCATCATCTACTGTAGCTGGCAGCAAATCCAAAATATCTTGCAAAGTAAATGTCCTTACATATTGACAATTAATTTTCGTAAATCCACGCGCTAATCTTAGAACTCCGTAATGGAGTTTCCATTCATCCCAGTCATTATAGTTGTTTAAACTCTTTGTTCTATGCCAATAGAAATTTGCCTTACTCGTATCAACACCCAACTCTTCAAGATGCTGCATCTGTTCGATTGATAATACTTGTTTGCTCATAACTTATTCCTCAACTATTAAATGATTGTGTATTTCGTTAATATCAATTATTTCAACTCCTAATAATTTCCAGCCAAGTTCGCACATGATTCTCTTAATTTCCCATCCTGTTTTTTTATTGGATTTATTCATCCCGAGGTCTTTTGAAATTTTTTCCAATGCGTTTTGGTATAGAGTTGAATGTGTATTAAGCATATTTTTAGACCAGTAAACTTCTTCTTCAGTCCGGTATGCTAATTCGTATTCTTCGCTGAATTCTACTCCTTTCGCTATGAATTTCACTAAAAAAGTTCCTTTTAGCAGCATGATTATAAATCTTTCATAAAACAAATCCAGTGAGTATTTGAACGCTTACCTGATATATGACCGAACACTGGTTTTTCAGGTGTCAACTTTAAAATATCAGAAACCTTTATATCTGTCTCATTCCACTTAAAAATCAGAAATCCACCTGATTTTAATACCCTAAAGCATTCCTTAAAACCTTTTGATAGCATATCCCTCCAGTCTTTATGAAGTGAACCATACTTTATCATTTGATAACCGTTTAACTCCTTTTTACTCCCAGTATATTTTAAATGAGGCGGATCAAATACAACCATAGAAAAAGTTTCATCTTCGTATGGCATATTAGTAAAATCACATTGAACGTCAGGGTTTACTTCAAATGTCCTACCATCGCAAAGAGTTGTCTTTATTTTACGAATATCTTGAAATAACACCCTACCATCAGATTTATCGAAATAAAACATCTTTCCACCACAGCAAGCATCCAATATTGGTTTCATACTCATTTTAAACTTTAGTTATTTTATACTCTTTTCGTTGTTCTCATTAATTCTCTGGTGAATCATAGTCTTTACTTCATTCAGTGCAGGTAGATGTTCCTGAACTTCTTCCCAGGTTAAATCAGATATGAAGTTATCAAGCTTTCTGTATAATTCTTCCAGCTTGTCGTTTGTAAGGTTGTGTCTTATCACTTCTTCCATATTATGCAACTTTACGTTTTCTGATAATCTCCTTACAGATAGCTTCACAAAGAACACGAGCCATGTTCACCTCCACGGCATTACCGATAAACTTTTTTTGGTCTGACTGGGGGCCAATCAGTACATAGTCTTCTGGGAATCCCATTATCTTTTTCAGTTCTGCTATCCGAAGCATACGCATCTTAATGTCGATGATACCATATAAGGCCATAAACTCCTTAATCTTGGCAGTCATCGGACTGTCCACTGGTGTGACCTGTATACCAACACCTCCTTCAACTTCCACCAAATAGGGAGGCATTTTGTCCATCCGTGCTATCAATGTAAAACAAGGGTTGTTCACAGAACCTCCGGCACTGGCAAACTGCGGATTCATAAGGTAATGCCATTTACGGTTGGCCGTGATTGTTTGTGACGGCTGTTCTATGCTGCTTCCTACATTTGAGAAAGCTGTGTTCATTATCCACGGTTTGCAGCTTACCACATTGAACTTAGGAACCGTGGTTACTGTACCAACCGGTTGCTCAATGGATGTCGGTTTTCCGGAACCGTATTGGTTGTCTATGAAAACAGAATTTACCAATGCCAACCTGTCTTTAGTCGTAACTGTCGGTGCTGGAAGTTCTACAGAATGGTTGTGACCATTCCCGTAATAGGCTGAGACGAAAGCGTGGTGGTCTTTGCAGGTGATTGTTCCGGCAGGGCCTTCCACAGATATGTTCTTACTATCCGGCTGGCCGCTGAATTGCTTGGAGAGGAAGTTTACCTTTGCCAATGCAAGCCGTCCTTGTGTTGCCACAACCGGGCATGGTTCGTCAACGCTTGGTGCCTGGTATTTCCCCGTCCGACTCATAGAGTTATACTTTACAATAAAAGCCTCCTTACCTCCAGCTACAAACTTAATCAGTCCGGCATAGATGCGTTCAAGAGTTTTCTCGGCCAGCGGCTTCTTCCGGCAAAAGATACTTTCTCCTTCATCTGAAAAGTTCAGCACTTCCTTGACCGGCTTCCATTTTTCCAATCGTCCGAACATATCCGACTTCCCATCTTTACAGTGAGTAGGTTCAGGGAACACAATCGGAAGTCCACGCTTGGCGAAGATACCGAAGAACCGCTTGCGAGTGGTGTATGCCCCATAATCGGCAGCGTTAAGAATGCGCCAGTCAAAATCGTAGCCATATTTCCTGACGTTGCGTTTCCACTTCTCATAGCATCGTCCTTTGTCCTTGCTGATAGGGTGCCCATGTTCATCCATATCGCCCCATGACATGAACTCCTCAACGTTCTCTATCTGGATGTAGTCTGGATCAATGGCCTCGATATAACGGAAAAGGTGTTCAGCAAGAGTACGACTATCAGCGTCCCGTGGCTGGCCGCCCTTGGCTTTACTGAAGTTCGTACATTCAAGGCTGGCCCATAATACAACCAGTGCATCCGGATAAATCTTCTTCATTCGTTCTACATGGGCCACCAAAGGAGACAGTTCCAAAGTTCTGATGTCCTCCGTGAAGTGGAGCGCATCCGGGTGATTTGCCGCATGGCTGGCGATGGCGTTTGCATCGTGGTTTACACAAGCGACAACTTTAGCGCACTGTTCATCTGCGTAGCGTGCGTTTTCTACTCCGGTACTGGTTCCCCCGGCACCGCAGAAAAGGTCTATATAGAGTAACTTTATCATATCAGTTCCATTTTTGAGGCCGGTTGTTGATTCTTTCTAAGTATGCGGCTATCTTCTTCTCCGCATCCTCGCCGTTGCGGACGAAAATTCGCGTCCGTGTCTTGTCGCCTGGGATAGCCACATACTTTCCATGTTTCTCCAGTTCCCGATGCTGGGCGATTTTCAGTTCAGTTCCAGAAGGGTTCTTCTCCAAATCCACTTTACGTGGAAGCATTGGGTCATTTTCCGTTATCATTTTGCAAGATATTTGTTGATTATGTTACTCACTACAAGTCCGGCTTCATCACACATCCCGGCAAAGTTGTCAGACAGTGAAGCGTTTTTCTCTTCATCCGGTATTCGTACTATGCTTCTCAGTTCTTTCAGTACGCGCTTTACCTGAAAAACTACCTGAGCATCTATTCCGTTTGATTCAAGTTCAGACTGGAACTCCAGTGCTGCACCCTCAAGTAAATCTGAATAGATGAACAGCTTGTGCATCTTGCGAAGCATTTCTACCTTGAACTCCGGGGTATAGTCCTGAAGAAGTTCTCCCAAGGAATGCGGTTCCAGCTCTCTTTCAAGGGAGTCAATCTTGTTCTTGATCTTCTGTGCTTTGGCAAAGTTCATGGATGAAATCAGGGCGATATACTTCTTTCTCAGCTCATTGAGCTTTCTTTCTGATTCTTGTCTTGTCATTTCTCTACTTTTCTGATGATTAAATACTTTGGCTCACCCTTGCGGAGATTGCTTAATGTCTCCTCGTCAACCTCTGCTTCTGTGAGTCCGTTCACGTTCATGTATTGTGGAAGACGGTATTTCTCACGTAACCTCCTGATCAGGTTCCAGTCACGAGTTACCCAGTTGATTGTGATTTTCATATCATTTTCTCAGGCTTTCACCGCTGAAGAGGACGGTTTTCGTTATCGCCCTCAGCCGGTCAATGGTTCTTTCCCCATATTTCTCTCTCAGCTCGTCTATCGTGAGGTTGGTGGTCAGGATAAGAAGCTTTCCTTTCTTCTCGGCTTCGTCTGCCAGCTCAGCGAATGCAAGCCTTTTTTCGCCGTATTTCACGCTTAAATTCTCTGTCCCTATATCGTCAACGTAGATGATGTGTTTTTGCTTCACGGCATCTAAATCAGCGTTCATCTGCTGTGCATCGTAGCAGCTTACCACCTTTCGGCAGTAATGGTTAAGAACCAAAGGGAGAATCTTTCCGCAGATAAGGGTCTTTCCGCGTCCGCAGTTGCCGAAACACAGAAGTCCGCGACCTTCATTGCCGGCCAGCCAGCCTGCCACTTCTTCGTACTCAGGAAGCCATCTGGCATTTTCTCCAGTGAAGTACCTGATACCGGCCCAGAGAACTCTTTTGGCATCCGGAACGGTTACCTGTACGACGTTAGGAATAGGGGAGAAGCCCGTATCTTTAAGCCGTTCGATTGTCTGTTGAAAATTTATCTGTTCCATGTTTACCAGCCTTTCTTGTATTTTTCCGGTGAATTATCCTTCAGAACTATGCCCACATCTGTTTTCGAAGGCACTTTCTCACGACTGGCCCAGGTCGCCAGCCGTCTTGGAAGCTCCCAGGTCTTTTCCAGTTCATAGCGCATCTTGGTTTCTGACTTGTTAAGTTCGCTCCAGTAATCGAAGAAAGCCCGAATCATTTCTTTCGGGTACTGGCCGACATAAGGGACTAACGACTGGTAGAAGGATTCTTTCCGGGAGAGAGTAGCGGCTTTAGCCGCGTCTTTCTTTGCTACTACGTTAGTAGTAGTTTCTTTAATAATATTCTTCTCCTTTATTTGCTTTGTGTCACCCGTGTGTCGCTTTTCTGGCTCTTTTGCAGGGTGTGTCACCTGCTGTGTCGCCACTTGTGTCATTAGCTGTATCACTTGCATCCGTAAATTATTGATTTCCTGAATGATATTCGTGCCACTCATTGTGTCATTGCTTGTGTCACATGCTGTGTCAGACTCTGAGCCATTATACTCATTGTACTTTACCAGGGTTATTACATTCATTCCTTGTTCCTTGGAAAGAGTTATCATGTTCTCTCTTCTCAGAAAGGCAAGAAACGTCCGTACTTTCCTCTCAGACCATTTCCAACGCTTTGATAAGAATCTTATGGATGCAGGATATTGTCCTCTTGTATAAGAGACTTCTCGACCTCCGAAACTCTCCATACGGGGCGTTGCCTCAAATCGTGCTGACTGAATCAAGTCAAGCCACGCTTCGCAACTGCTAAAAGTCCGGGCTTCATTCCACATATCATTCGAGAAGAACTTGCGGCTTAGTTTTATATATCCTTCCATAATCTTAGAATCTTACGTTAGTCAACTGTCTGCTATTGGAGTACACGGCCCATTTACCGTTTCCGCTATCCACCAGGCGTAAATCCTTGACTTCGCCAAATCGTTTCAGATTCCCGCAAAGGTCAACGATCCAGCCAGCCTCCTTGTTAGGATGCGGACGGATGGCACGACCGACTATCTGATACCAAAGAGCCAGTGACATTGTCGGACGGGCCATGACAATCGTATCCAGTTCAGGATAGTCAAATCCGGTAGTAAGTACACCTACGTTGGCCACAACGGGTATCTCTCCGGCCTTGAACGCTTCAAGGATATGTTCACGTTCTTTTTTCGGTGTTTCTCCTGAAACGATGGCTGTTCCGGGAATGGACCAGGTGAGACGTTCTGCTTCTTTCAAGAAACGGGTGAAAACCAATATACCTTTTCGTTTTACACCGCTCTTGGGATTCATAAGCCTTTGGACGATGCTCACCAGAAACCCGTAGAAGTCGATACGCTCATACTCTTTCACTACAGACTTGTCCGTGTAGTCGGCTCCGGTAGTGTTCACCTTCAGGTTAAGTTCGTTCCATCCCAAAGGATTCATCGGATAATAGTTCAGCTTCGAAAGATACCCCATATCCAATAGAGTAGAGATTTGAACCTGATAGATTACCTCAGAGAACACGCACGGGCGTGTGCGTGTGATGAACTTCAACATACTGCCGAAATCCCTGCTTGATGAAAGCCGGTAAGGCGTAGCCGTCAATCCAAGAACTTTACATTTCAGCATCGAAAGAAATCTCTTGTACATTCCGTCTTTCGGGTTAACCAGATGGCACTCGTCGATGATGATATTCTGAAAATGCTGGAAAAGTTCCGGATGGTTGACTACGCTTCCGATAGTGGCGAAAGTTATTCTTGAAATCTCCTTTCGCCCGAATGAGGCAGAGTAGATGGAACAATCCAGAACACCATACGAACAGAGCTTCAGATAGTTCTGTTCTAGTATCTCCTTACTGGGCTGAAATACTAGCGTGTGCCCTTCAAGACGGCTGGCGATGTCGGCTATCACAAGACTCTTGCCGGCTCCGGTAGGCAGTACCATGATGGCATTGTTCTTCTTGGCCTTGTTAGCAAAGAAACTGACCGCTGCATTACTGGCCTTCTGCTGGTAATCCCGTAAAACATAACTCATAATCCTTTCTCCTTACTCAGTTTGTCTCCCAAAGCCTTGTAATACTTGGTGAGTTCGATTAATTCAAAATCAGTCCATTTCTTCGCCTGGCTTGCTCTCCATGCCAGCTTGTCGAATCGTAGCTGGCCGATTTTAGCTTTCAGGTTCTTTTCATATTGTATCAGATGGTCGGCACTGAACCGGTTGCACGCCCGGCATTCTGCGTGGGCGTTGTCCTCGTCAAAGCGTGTAGCCATGTGGCGGCGCGAATGGAAGTGTCCGCAATCGGCCTGTGCGTATGGCTTTATCTGGCCGCATGAGATACAGCGGAAATACCCGTTCGGCATACAATCACGAAGCCGGATATAGCGGCTGAAAACTTTGTCGAGTTTGGCCACTAAATCCGGCTTCTTCTTTACTTTGATACCTGCCTTGTCAAATAACGGTAAAGGCTTTTCTTTCTTCTTTGTTTTTCTTTTTATGTAATATGGCATTATTAAATTATAAATTTAAGAAGGGGCATATCCTTCCCAAAAAGAAGTGTAATGTGTCTAATTTTAACTTAATCATAAAAGATTGGATATGCCCCAGTTATTTATTATCTTTGTCTTTGTCTAATTTTAATTTTTTCAATTATGGGTAGATTTACAAACGAGCAATTATTAAAATTGCAACAGAATTTGAAAGTTGGCAGATGTCCTAATTGTGGATATGAAGGTAATAAGGATGTATGTCCAGAAGAAATGCACCTTGTCTCTTTAGACATTGATTCAAGACATACAGTAGGGCTCGAATCTTTAGGTTCATATCCAGTAGTGATGGCAGTATGCCCTAATTGTGGTTTTATTTCACTTTTTAGTAAGAAATTTTTGTGTAGATAATCTACAATTTAAAACCCATCCGTCTCCCTTTACATTTATTCTTAAAGGAGACGGATATTTTCCTTTATTATTAATTCCTTTTCTCATATTATTCATAATTTTAGTTTGTGGTACCGGCAGGATTCGAACCTGCATGAGTTGTCAGTTCTTTGCATCTATGGATTGACCGTCCAATCATTGGGCATAGCGTCTACCAATTCCGCCACGATACCAGGTACCCGTCTTTCCGGGCTGTCAGTTAATCAACATAAGCCATCGAGAACTCTTTTGGAATAAATCTTCCTACTGGAATAGGTTTAGCTGATTCAATAGAGGTATGAATATCTTTCTTCTCGTATTCATGCCCTTTTTCTTTGGCTTGTTTCTCATATTCTTCCTCTTTGTTTTTAAGCCAATGAGAAATAAGCATCATTGCCCTATCTACATTGAAAGTGTGAACAACAAAGGTTTGCGTTCTTTCCTCTTCATCATCAAAGGTTACTTTGGTTTCAATCTGGTAGAACTTCTTTTCATTAGGCTTTGATTCTTCCTCAGAACTTTCCAAATCCGTTTCATCCAAATATTCTTCTGAGACATTATCAATTTTGCGTTCTTTCAAATTATCAGTAAGGATGATACATGAATCAAACTCTTTCGCCATTGTCAAAGTAAAGCCTGACTGATAGTTTAATTCGATATAGTCTTTTAGGATGGCAATTACATTATCCAATCCGGTAGCATAAAGAAGAAATTTGTATTTCTTATCATCAATTTGGGCTTGTGCGATATAAGGATACAAACATTTGTTTTCATTCTCAAATGCCATTCGTTTTTGGTTGCTGACCTCTACCTCTTTAATCCCATCAGCTTCCATACTGAAACGGATTTGTGCAAGAGTGTCTTGGTCTATCAACGTGCCACGTGTAAAAAGAAGCTCATTTCTTTCGATAGTGATTGTTTCTTGAGTGGCTTCGTCTATAAAATCTTCATTCCATGTTTTATACACGCCCTTTGCAAGATACATATTAAGCATCTTTGCCGGGTCTGACGTTACATATCTTAGCTCTGTTTTTCTTGTTTCTATCATATAAACTCTTTATTACGTTCGATTTCTTGTTGTGCAAAAATTAGCATCTGTTGTTCGTTGGCCGAAGGCAGATAGATGCCGGCCACAGATGCGCTCCAGTTACGAAAACGGTCAATGCTCAAAGTCATTTCACCTGTTGTCAGTTCTGCAGAACTTCGCAGATAGGTTACTTCCTTGCCTTTCTTGTTGACCGTCTTTCTCTCAAACAAATCACGGTTGCAAGTCCTTTTATAGAAATCTATCTTTGCTTCGTCAAGGCTGCAACCGTACTCACTACCGAAATACCCTAAAAGCAGATGCAAATAGCTGTTCTGGGATAGCGTGCGGTTAGGGAGCTTCTTTCTCACTTCCACAACTGCACGCTCCTGGAACAGCTTGTTTACATAAGCCTTGAACTTGGGTATATCGTATTCATTCTTCAGATTGAATATGCTCATAGGCTAGAACGGTAAGTCATCTTTGGGATTTCCATTCGCATCTACATCAGGTGGAAATGCCTGTGCCATGGTTGGCGTTTGTGTCGGTGCCGGTTGCTGTGCTGGCACGGATGCTGGCTGGTGCATTGGCTGACGGCCTTCCAGTTTATAGCAGCGGATGGACACCATGCGTTTTAGTTGTCCGTCCTGATTTGTCCATTCCCGACCTTGAAGCGTAAAAGAAACCGTTATTACGTCACCGGTTCTGAACTGGTCAAGTTCGGCACATTTGTCACCACTTACTTCAAGAGGCAGGACGTTCTCGTACTGGCTTCGTTCACCTGTATAGGGGTCATAGGTTGTGGCATCAAGAATAAATTCACGTTTCACAAACGGGTTGCCACCGCTTTTGGATGGGATTTCTTGGGGCTGGCCAATATAGACCAGCCGTCCGGTTATTTGATTAGGCATAATATATAGATAGAAGATTTGACGAATTAACTCTAATATCCATCAGAATTTTTCGCCGTTCATTTGTTATCAATGCGTAGGCACAATCTCTAGTAAGATAGGTCAGAAGTCCATTCTGTTCACCTCTAAGCTCATAAATCCTTCCATTGTATTCAATTTCATCCATTTATCTAGTCTTCTGCAAAAATTTTCTTATCGGTTATCAAATCTCTGTTGTCATTCAAGAACCGGATAAAGTCCTCACAATGATTTATAAGGATAGGTATATCCCGTGCCGGTACGAAAGTGTAGCTTTCAGTATAGGTTGATTTGAAGTCCGTAATATTATACTCGAACGACATTACATCACTTCCGTTCTGCATCAGACAGTATGGATAAACCATGTGCTGCCAGTGGTCTTTGAACTTACCTACATAATAACTTCCGGTAGTCTTGATGTCATGTACTGACATCGGCATCAGTTCATCTATATAACCATATAGAAGAACTCCTCCGAAGCATGTTGGCAAAACTGCTTCAACCCGTTGCTGGGTCAAGGCCCCTTTGTAATAGTCTGCAAACTCACGGCAGATTGAGATAGGGAAATCGAACTGACGGCATTTATAGGTGGCTCTCAGTCCAACCAATGTCTGTCTGCCATCCTGCATGTCTGACAGTAGTCTTTCCACCTGTACCTTGTCTGATTTCCTGTTTTCAATCATACAGTCGACCACCTCATTGAAAGCCGTTCCATTGTCAGCTGCTTCACTATCAAACGGGACACGGTTTATAGTGTCAATCAGGCTCTGAAACTGCTGCTGTCTGAACTCTTCGGGGGTATGTGGGGGATTCTCACTGAATCCCCAATACCTTTCCCAGATGGCATCACTTTTCAGATAGCTTGTAAAAGCATCCAAAAGTGTAGCATAGAACTTGAATTTAGGCTGCTTTGTCTGCATAGGTCTTTGTCTCTTTATCGAATACCAGCCCGAGAGCTTTTACTTTTGCTGAAAACAGATTTCTGGCCATATTCAAGGAACTGCCTACATGCTCAAACTCATTAATTCTTGACGCAAACTCATTTGCAGAACTGGCATCAGTAATAAGTTCGATGTTCTCTTTGATTTCAGCTATGACCTTATCATACTTTGCAGCTTCTTCTTTCTTTACCTGCAACATGCTCAGGTAGGGCATGATTACCTTTGCAGTGATAAAGTCATTCTTGGCTGTGGGATTTCCATTCTTGTCAAGAATTGTAGGCACCTGCATTAGTCCCGGTAAATTGCAGGTGTTTTTTCCGTCATTTCTTGATGTGGGGTCAAATGTGATTGTACGCTTCTGCATACCGTTCTCATTGCGCATTTCCAGATAACCCAGCAAATCAAGTTCTGTAACAATAGAGTTGTACGATTTTTCTCTTAAAGCAGGTATGAACACGGTGTCGTCACCTTCTTTCCGAGTGTCACGGTGGGCCACAAACACTACGTTCTTGTTCAGTGATGAAAGGGTTCGTGTCATCCATGAGAACTCAGCGTTGATACCTCCCCAGTCCTTGATTTGCGGCTGGCGTGTACCGCATTTGTAAGAAATGATGAAATCCATCATCTTTCCGATGGTGTCTACAACTATTGTCTGATAGGCCGAAAGGTCTTCCTGCAACACCTGTTGTACATCCTGCCATGAACTTACCTGTACGATGTCTATACCGTCCAGATGTGCCATATTCACACGTTTCACGCCATTGTCGAAGTCTAACAAAAGCGGTTTCGGTGCGCTCAATGCTACTGTTGTCTTACCCATACCTGCCTGACCGTAAATCATCATCTTAACGGTGGAAGGAATTACTAATTCATTGGATTTCTTAATCAAACTCATAAAGCAATAGTTTTTAAGTAATATTTTAATACATCAATTTTGCATGTTTTATTACATCCCAGGCATTACAAGCCCATCTGCTGTGTGGTACGCCTTCTTTGGTCTTGTATCTTATCCTTCCGGATTCGCACAATTCTTTCAGCCTTTTGAGACCGCCTACTATCGAAGCTGCTTCGTATTTCCCGAAAGACTTGTTGTTTAAGACGATTTTCAATACATCTTCGTTTATCATAAGCATTTTATTTTAAGCAGATAATTGCCGAGAAACCCGGGTACTCTGTTGCTGATACCCGGTATTTCACGTCCATTTTGTTTTTAAGTGTCCCGATCAAGCGGAGGTCACGATTGCGGCGTGATGCTTCCAGCTTGATTCCGTTGTGCCGTTTCTTGTCATAGGGAACCTTGTAGATGTCCCCTTTCTTCATTTCGTCAAAAAGACGTACTGTTTGGTAGTTTTCGTCTACTGTAATTTCTCTAACCATAGTTTAAGTATTTGATTGTTTGCTGGCAGAACGGGACTTGAACCCGTGACTTCCATGCTAACCCTTACATGGCGTTCTACCGCCTGAACTATCTGCCAATGAAAATGCCGGACTTTATGGCCCGGCATCTACCCATTTTCTATAACCCATAAAAACTAATCGACTAGTACAACCAGCGATTTGACCATGTTCTTGAAGTTGTCAAACTTCGATTCAATCTTTTTCTTTTCTTCCATGTAATACAGCATTGATTTTTTGTATTCCTCCGATTCGCGTTGCAGATTCTGTGTGTATGCCACGAGTTCATCATGCGTCATACCCTGTAATTCCTCATTTGTTTTCATGTCTATTCTGTTTTAAATTATTGATTTCCGTTTCTATCTCCTTGTCGAACAGCTCCCGTCTGTCCAGTTCCCTTGAGCGTGCCGCCAGAATGGCGTTGATGTCCGCAAATTCATCACAGATGCTTTTTATTGTTTCTTGCAGCTCGTTCATTGTCCAGTCTGTTTGCGATTGAAAAACCAGTGATTATAAACCCGACAAATCCTATCCAGTACATAGCAGACAGGTCTTGATTGAAGTGCATTACCAGAACGGACAATGCACAGAGAAAAAGTAGTATTTTCATAACCGTGTGTATTAAATATCGCTCCCGTGGGCGTTCCGGTGGTTGCCTTACTGCTTATCAAAGGTCTGGTAAGCCACGGGTATATATAGTTCATGCTGGTGTCTAATCAGTGAAGATTGTCTTTGTAGCCGACCTACGGCCACCTGCAATCGTATAAGTGTCTTTTTGTTATCTGTGTGATTCGTATGCTGCGTTTGCTTAGTGCAGCCCTTTACTCATACTCTTTTCACACAGCCGTTATCGCTACTCAGTCGTCCGTTTCACGTCAGGCTTAACGGTAAGCCTAAATTTCCATCATGTCAAAGAACCAATCAAGTAGAACCCTGCCCGATTCTCGCTATCGGTTGCCGTTCAGTCCGTCAGCAGGGTAGGTGAGTTACCAGCGTGTCACTGCCATGCCTTGTGATAACTGAAGGTTAATGTAGTCCATGCCATCATCTTCAGGCAGGTTGTATTCTTCAAGAAGGGCTTCGTATTTGTCCACCTCTTCAGTAAGTGCTTTGATGTATTCTTGCTTGCTGTCAGCATTGAAAGCCCTGCGTAAAGTCTCTTCATCTGCGTTGTAGGCGAAATTCAGGTCTTTGTACAGCCCGTCAAGTTCTTCTTCGATTTCGTGGCGTGTCATAGTCATGCGATGTTTAAAAGGTTAGCTTTCTTGAAGCATCTGTATTCTTGTCTCTCTGTATCGAAGTACACCTGAACAGTGTCATTCTTCTTTCTGCTTTCACCTGATGTGGCTGGTATCAGATTTTCTTTCAGCGTGCCGTAGGCTTCACGAACAGAACCATCTATTTTTTTTGAAGTAGAACTTTACGATTCTTTGCTTCATTGCAGCTTTCAGCTTCATGTTTGCCCAGGCGCATTTCATTGCTTCACTCATAGAGAAACCGTTTCTCTTTACCAACTGCCATGCAAGGCTCATAATCTCGTGTAATACATTTCTTTTCATAATCGTGTGAGGGTTAGTTGTTTTTTACTATATTTGTTTCGTATCAAAGTTTCGATATGCAAATATACTTTATAATTCTAAAGTATGAAATAAATAGCTTTAGAATTATAAAGTATATAACATTGTTTAACTATTAAGTTTCTTAATACATTATTATATGAAGAAAGAAATTTCAATATGGATTGGTATTACTGCACTAGTCCTAAGTATTATAAGCATTTGTATATCAGCTTGGCGTTCACCTGAACTATCTTTTGATTATCAAGGTGTATTAGTTGGAGTGTTATCGTTATTAGTAACAGTAATATTGGGATGGAATATATATACTGTAATTGACATCAAAAATACAAGGGGAGAAATATACAAATTAAAAGGGCTGTTAGAAAAACAGATACAGCAGTCAAATGAGAATACAAAACTAATTTTGCGGATGGAAATGATTGATTCGGCTGAAGTGTTAAATGCTTTTACCGCAAATGAAATCCCAGATTCTTTAGTTGTGATGTTTAAAGAGTTCTGTCGTATAAAAAACGAAAATAGTATAGCAAAAATGTTGGCACAAAGCTATATAACGCAAGCTTTAATAGGGTTTATAAAGAAAAATAACAATGTTATAACAGATGGCTTAATAATGCAGTTAAGTGAACGTGTCAAAATAGAAGAGGTTGAAGACTTTATTCATTATCTTTCCTCTCTACCCGACGAGCGTAAGCCTCAATTGCTTGATGAACTCTTTTCTTTATTACACCGTCTAACTTATGAAATCTTGAAAAGGCTCGTTTAATTAGTTCTTCATCAACGCCATCATATATCAAAGAGTCAAGGGCAAGTAAAATTTCGCCTCGTAACATATACTCGGGGATGATTTTCTCTAGTTCTTCTCTCATATAAAATTAAACACCTACAATAGGTACGAGCTATCATGGGTGGAATATATTAAACCTCCTCGGAGGAATGTTTAACCAAATTGTTACGTAACATCTCGTACTTGTTACAGTACAAAGATACTTTATAATTTTAAAGTATCAAATGTAAGCTTTAAAATTATGGGAATTATTGAAAGATTTTTTGAAAGTATTGAAAAAGCAGGAATTTCTTCTTACGAAATTGAAAAGAAATACGGAGTTAAATCTGCTCAATCTAAACTTTCACAATTAAAGGAAGGAAAGACTAAAAGTGGAAAAGAAAAAACTCTCCCATCTGATTTATTATCTGCTGTATGTTCTGCAAGAGAAGATATTAATCCAGATTATATTTTAACTGGTCGCGGAACTCCATTGCGTCAGCAACCTGAAGTTACTCAAATATTTCACCCAAAGAGCATAGAAAAAGCTGAAGAAGATGGATTGATAACCCTTTATGATGTTGAAGCTGCTGCAAACTTGAAATCCCTCTTCGACAACAAAGACCAGAATATCCTTGGACAAATCAATATTCCAAATATCCCTAAATGCGATGGGGCTGTTTATGTCAAAGGAGACTCCATGTATCCATTACTTAAATCTGGTGACATCGTAGCATATAAGGAGGTACCTTTAGAAATGAGTCATATTTTCTTTGGAGAAATGTACCTTGTGTCAATAGATCTGGATGGAGATGAATACTTAACTGTAAAATACGTCCAGCATTCAGAAAAAGGTGAAGACTGGATAAAACTGGTAAGTTACAATCAAAACCACCAACCCAAAGATTTTCCATTATCTTCTGTGAGAGCTATGGCTTTGGTAAAATTGAGTATTAGAATGAACACAATGAAATAATATGGGACTTTATTTTAGGAAAAGGGTGAAGATTTTTCCTGGGGTGCATTTAAACATAAGCAAAACAGGGACAAGTTGGTCTGTAGGTCCGCGTGGAGCTTCAGTGAATGTGGGTAAGAAAGGAGTTTATGTGAATACCGGGATACCAGGAACTGGTATATATTCTCGGACTAAAATATCGGGAGGTAGTAGTAACTATGATAGAGATAAACATTATTCTTCTAAGCGTGAACAAGAAAATGAAGCAATTAATAGCAATCCGTTGAGGTTTATTTTGACATTTCTGTTTTTACTGGCTTCAGTAATGATTCCGTTACTTACAAGTGCTTCATGGATTTGGTTTCCTATACTCGCCTTAATTGGAATTTGTTGTGCTTTTATTCCTGATAGTAAAACGGAAGCTAATAATTTAAACTATAATGCTGATAAAGTAGAACCTATCCATATAATCCCGGATAAAGTTATAAACATATCAGAAGAGAAATACGTATCTGAAAATACTTCTACTCTAAAAGAAAATGAGTCTCATAGAGAAGAAAATGTTTTAAAGGATTCCGTGATACATAAATTAGATCCATTATTTGAAGAATCGGCTCGTTTGGTCGTGAATCAGCAGCAAGGAAGTACTTCTCTTCTTCAGCGTAAACTTATAATAGGATATAATAGGGCAAGAAGGATAATGGGATTACTTGAGAAAGCTGGGATTGTTGGACCAGCAAATGGAGCAAACCTTCATGACGTGCTTTGTAAGGATGAAGTTGAGTTGGCTGAGAGGTTAGAAAACCTGAGTGATGACATGTTCCAAGAAACAACAAAAGATACTAATATAGAGGATAATTTTGATAAGAGTTCTCGGCTTGTTAATATTGGAATTGATTTAGAAAAAGAAGGAATGATTGATGAAGCTATTAATGTGTATGAGAAATCAATCATTTACAGATTACCGCTTAAGCACCCATACGAGAGACTTGCTATCCTTTACAGAAAAAGAAAAGATTATGAGAATGAAATCCGAGTTATAAAAATTGCAATAGAAGTCTTCATGAAAGAAAATGAGAGAAGAGCCAATATGGTAATTGATGAGGATAATTCTATGTATAATCAAGTAATGCAAGCATTAGAGACCAACGAAAGTATTAAGTATGAAGATGGGAAATGGGCTTTCGTTCAATATGATGTCATGAGTTATATAACAAGACTAGAAAAGGCACAAACTTTACTTGATAAATCAAAAAACAAAAAGGAATGAGAAGAGTATTGACTTTGTTGATGGGATTGTTCTTTTTCTGCACATTTCATGCACAAGAAGTAGTAAGATATGTAACGGCAAACCTAAATTTAAGAGATTCTCCTGATGTAACATCTTCTATTATTACTCAGATTCCTAGAGGTACTGCAGTTCTAATTGATGAGGATTGTGATTGCAAATGGATTCCTGTTAGTTATAATGGGTATATTGGATATGTTTCAACGAAGTATCTTTCAAAAGAAAAAGTTTATTATTCTTCTGAAAATTATTCATCAGGACAAATAAGATATTATACTAATTCTAGAGGTGAGAGAGTTCAGTCTCCTACATATTATTCTTCTGCACCTCCTGGGGCAACTGCTTTATGCAGAGATGGAACATATAGTTTTAGTAAAAGCCGTAGAGGAACTTGCTCTCATCATGGTGGTGTTGCAAAATGGTTAAAATAGAGATTTATGATAGTAACAACAACAAATAGTATAGAAGGATATACAATAAGAAAATATCTTGGGGTAGTCAATGCGAATGTGGTAATAGGTACAAATCTGTTTTCCGATATTGCAGCCTCTTTGACAGATGTATTTGGCGGACGTTCTGGAAGCTACAAGAGTAAATTGACTACAATTTACGACGAAGTAATGAAGGAACTGACTGGAAAGGCTGAAAGTTATCATGCAGATGCAATCGTCGGTTTACATGTGGATTTTGACGAAGTTTCTGGCGGTGGCAAATCCATGTTTATGGTTTCCGCATCTGGGACTGCTATTACATTGGAGAAAACTACTCAAGACAGATACTTTCTGTATGACTTACTTGAAAAAATTTACGACTATAAAGAGAAAGGAATATTGACGGAGGAAGAGTTTGATTACGAAAAGAATCGAATTTTGAATCAACACAGAAATCCTATCTCGGAAGAGTATAAAGGCATTTGCCAAGAGCAGAAGGAAAAGGAGAGGGAAGAGCTTTTGCGTGAGGAAAGAATAAACGAAGCTAAGGAGCTTTTAAAGAATCGTACTGGGTGCTCGATTGATGATATAGAAAAAATTGATGAATATCAGCTACAGGCTGTGTCCTATGATGATATTGATTTTGACCCCAATGATTCCATGCAGTATATAATCTCCAAGTTCATAAGATTAAACCGCGTTCCTGAAGCGTGTAAATTCTATATGGAAGAAACGGGCCTTGAGGATTTACAGTCTGCAATAGATTTTTGTCTCAATGTATATAAACAAATGTCCTCCGTTGATGAGGAGAAAGTTGCGGCTCTTATTTCCAAACTCAAGGTGTTAAAGAAGCGTGGATTTATAGAACAAGCAGTATCAGAATATCAAAAGATGACAATATCGGATAAGCAAACATCTGAAGCATTCATACTTTCTTTAGAGATTTGA